TGAGGCAGTCATGAAAACAAATAAGCAGATAAAGAGAAACCTCCCTGCCCAGAGCGAACGCTTTGAACAAGGAGGTCTTTATATTATACCGGGGAAAGCTTAGAACTTATACTTAGCCCCAGCCTTGACACCGTAAGAGTTCACGTTATCAAATGCTGCAGAAAGCTCACCGTAAACGGAAAGCGCATCCGACACTTGAAGGCCGCCGCCCACCTTGCCAGTTGCAATGGTCTTAGCAGTGCCGCCATCAGGAGAGACGTAGCTGGGACCGCCTTGCACGTAATAGCTAGCGATGCCAGAGGAACCCTCTACGCCAACGTGGAAATCAGTAGCGGTACCAGAGTAATCACTACCGCTGAAGCCGGAATTAGCTTCAATGTTGGCGTAAAAAGGACCTGCCATTGCAGGAGCAGCCAGCAGTGCGCTAGCGGGAATCAAAGCAAGAAGTTTCATAGTTGTATCAGAAGAAACCCGGAATGATTTGTCCGGTAGTGACGTATGCGCCAAGCGCGGCTACGAAGCCAACCATGGCTGCACGACCATTGAAGGTCTCAGCTTTTTCGTTCATTGATATAACGAAAAGGTCTCTTCAGTATACCGATTAAACTTTTCTGGAATATACAAAACCAATAAAAAAAGGGGCCTCCCGAAGGAAGCCCCTGTGCACAAATACCGCTTAAGGGTATCAGGCAGTAGCGTCGAAACCGGAGACGCGGGCAGCAGCACGACCGTTGATCAGTGCAAGGCCGCAGTACCACTCAACGCGGGTCACCAGCTGAGGCTGGGAATGATCTTCGCCCAGTTCGCGGACGCTCACGCCACCATTCTGGATGCCGGTCAGGCCCTCGGGACCGAAGGACACGACATAGAGATCCTGGCTGGCAGGATTGCTGTCGAGAATAGCGGTGTTGGTGTTGTCGCGATCAACCTCGAGAACAGGCAGACCTGCATACACCAGCTGCTGGTAGCCGAACTCGGAGCGAACAATGTCGATCTGAGTGTTGGCACGAGCCAGCTTGCTCAGCGCACGACGACCAGACTTGGACATCACGATGTACTTGGAGCCACCTTGGGCATCCACAGCATCGATAGCTTCGTCAAGCTTGTCGAGGCTCAGGGCACCAGCGCCGTTGGCGAAGTACTGAGAAGAGCCAGAGCCGATACGAGCAGCAAGACCGTCGAATTCAGCAGGGGACTGGTTGGAATCACCATTGATGAACAGTGCTTCCCAAGCCAGACGCATTGCACGGACACGTGCCTGAATCTGATAAGCCTTAGCCTCAGCGCCTTCCAGCTCAACAATGGCTTTATCAACACGGATATCGCCACCGAACAGCTTGAGGCTCTCAGACTGTTGGCTCACTTCGCCATAGCTCTCAGACAGCGAACCGTTGTAGTTACGGAAGCCGACGCTGGGCAGGCTCTCTTCACGCTTCCAGAACAGGCCGTTGCCTTCGATGTTGCGGAAAGGAAGAGTAGAAAGGAGGGGGCCAGCAGCAAGCTCGGTCACAACTGCCAGTTCAGCAGGAGTGGTGGCGTGCTTCTGGGCTTCCAGAAGAGTAAGTGCCATGATGTTTTCCTAAGAGAAAGAAACAGGAATGGGTGATTAGTCCATGCTGAGCATCCCGCTCACACAAACTTGACACCCCTTCCAGTACCTTCCATCTCGGAAAACACCTTTGGGGTATCGCTAATAGTAGAGTACCAAGACATTAGTTATACCAATAAAAAAGCCCCTTTCGGGGCAGTTTTATTTAACTAAATGCTCTCTTAAACAATTCAGTGGTGTTCAGAGAACGGAGATCCTCGACTGGAATACCGTTCGCATCAGTACCACCCATGCCAATCCCAGCTCCAGCACCCTTGGCCCCTTTGAAGAAAGTGCCATAGATTGGATGAACCTTATACGATGAAATAAAGTCATCCGGGCTAATTCGTTTGCCCGATTCTTTGTCGAGTACAGGGTCACCGGCAGAATCAACAACTGTCAAACTACCATCCGCCTCTTGGCGGAAGCTAGCGCCAATCTGATTCGCCAGCATGTCAAAAAATGAAACGCCATCAGCTGCGTCAGTACGACCGCCAGCGGCATAAAACACTTTTTCCAGAGCATACCGTTTCTGGTACTCCGCAAGTGCTTCTCGTGCTGCCGCAGCCTCCTTAGCCGCCTCAGACGCTTGCTGTGAATACTTCGCTTCAATTGCATCACGAGCCTCCGAATAGCGAGCTTCGCGCTGTTTGGCTTCGGCTAGTTCTGCTTGAGCAGCCGTCCATTCGTCAGGATTAACACCCTCGAATCGCTTCAGTAGCTCCCGTTGCTCTTTAAGTTCGCGCTCAAACTGCTTCCGAGTTTCCCGTTCAGCCTTTAGTGCTTTTACAAGATTTTCGGTTTCAGCACGAGGAATCATATCCTCATTGCCACCAGAAGAAGCTGGGGCTTCCATCTCGGGAGCCTTATTTTCTTCAGACATAGACAGCGGGTATCACACCCGTAAAAAAGATCGCAGTAGTATGCCGATCAAGGGTATTGACTACACTGCCCAGGCCCAAGATATCTAAGACTGACTGTTACCGTGGCAGTTAGAGGACCACTGCATCTTGCGGCGCAGCCACCTAAATCGGTTGACTCCAAAGCAACAGGATCGCTGGGCAAATCTCCATAAGTCTCAAAGATACCAAAAAAAGCTGAAGTTTGGACTTGGTAGTTTGTGTAATCAACTCCAGGCGGCCATGGTTGTTGACAAGTGGAGGAATTAACCAATGAGACCGTTGCAGATCTTCCGCCGTCATACCAGTTAGCCAAGCCACCCGGCGGGGTGCTGCCGGATTCTACACATGGATCTCTGTAGTAATTAGTTGGACATATGCTAGCACCATAACCTCTAAAAAATTTGTAGTAAATGATATTTCCGTTTTGGTCAACACTGCTCGGCGGTTTATACCATTTGGTTACAAGTGTTCCACTGTCAAGCCTGCAATCTCTTACCCTAGTTATCTCCCAACATCCCGAGTCTTCGCAATCGCATGCTACAGCATTAAAGATAGCGCCAGCGTCACATGGGTTAGCCGCATCATAGGCAAGGCCATCATTTACGCCACCAACGCAGCGACTCTTCTGATTGCACTTCGTCATATCTGCTGGATTAGGTGCTGACATCTCAACGACTCCACTTCTGTTTAGGGCAAAGTTGATCGGGATCTCCACCGATCCATGTCTTGGCTTCCATGAAACAACCACATTCCGAGCAACGCTTGCTGTCCTCAATGAAGAACTGGCAGCTTTTGCATGTCTCGTAACGCTCGTTGCGAATTTCCTCCGAGATCTTGCCATGGACAATCACTTGTCCCACGTTTCTTGCGAGCCCTTTAGCCATCTGACCTAGCCCAGCATTAACTTTGGTCTCATGCCTTCCTGCTGGCTTAGACTTGTGAATCGCGTGGGTTGCGATTATTAGTTCGTCATGGCGATCCCTGGGCCACGCTGAGACAGGACCCATTGGTCGAATCCCGTCACAACTTAGCTCCTCGAGAATGTCCATGCCTAATCAAAAATCTGGGCTAGTATGCCCATCAGCTATCAGGGAATGGATCCGTCGGAGGTGTGAAGTCGGCAGTGTATCTCGCCACGCCTTTGGTGACCCGCACATCATCCATGTAGAACTGGTTACTAGTGGTCTGGCGATTGCCGAAACCAAGCCAGTTAGACATGTTGAGAGAGTCGGCCCATGCTGCAGTGCTCGTGCTCTTGACGCCATCTAGGAACAGGCGAATCTCTGTTTCTCCAATTCGTACCATTGCAACGTGAACCCACTGCCCCGTCGGTACAGCGTCCTGGTGGTTAAACGCCCCTGTGCTGCTGAAGTTGCGTGTTGCACGGATCGCTGCAACGCCGGAACCAGAACTCGTAGATACCAAGTTGATACAGAAGTCTGTTCCTCCGACCATCTCGAAAATCGCATAGGTAGAACCATTACTGCTGCTGCCGTAGAAGCTGTCCACATACAACCAGAACTCCACCGTGAACTCTTCTCGCAATCCAATGTCAAGCTCGTCGCCGCTTGCACTCGGGTAGCTAACAAAGGCGTTAGAACCAGTGTTGAAGTTGAAGCTGGCGGTGCCGAACTTCTTGACGGATGTAGTCAGAGCGGCGCTACCGCTGTAGCTCATTGTCAGGTTCTGACTGCTGGAGTCCGTAAAGGTAGTGCTGCCGTCAGTGCCGTCTCCGTGCATTAGAAGTGTAACATTGGCAAAGTCAGGATCAGTGGCGGCCCCACCTGCTTCCCAGGCCAAGTTGGATCCTACGTAAATCTTGGATACATCGTTAGAGCCAACTTTGACTCCACTAAACTCAGAGCTTCCGAAGTATCCCATTATACAATGAAGTAAACAGTGCCGGCGTCAGGAGTGCCTAGTGCGTCGTAATTTGTTTGAGAGATGGTTACGATATTTAAGACTTGACTGGAGCCAGTGCCACCAGTAGTGGTATCAGATGTAACGACGTCTCCAGGCTCCCATTCGCTGTTAGAGTTATTCCAAACTAGCGCCTGATTGTCAGTTGGTGCGGCAGTAGTTGTATCTACATCGGAAAGCTCACCAATAGAAGTTGCACCGCCCGTTGCAACCAGGGAACCGCCCTCAATCACGTATAGCTTATCTTCATCTTTCGCGTATACAACCTCGCCTTCCAGTAAATCTGATACGTTTGCGGTTAGCGCACTCTTCAGCCCACGAGCGACTCTTACAGGTACGCGGTTAGAAGGTACTGCCACGGGGCAAAAACAACTAGGCTAGTTTTCCTAGGTAATATCGCCTCCATCGGCGATTCCAATTACTACAAGTTCAACCGGCTTGTCCTCTGCTGTTGTATCTATATCGCCGCCGCCATAAATAGCAAAAACAAAAGCACTGTCTACACTAGTGGTATCAATGTCGCCGCCATCTCCGCGTCCTAAAGTACCACCCCCGCCGCCAGAGATTGTTACAATGTCGCCAACTGAGTCGACGGTATAAAGCTTGGCAGATCCAGCCTCTCGGCCA